GGTAACTCGAATTCATATTTGTTATCTGAATTTAAAAGAGAATCATCGACCTCCTTTATTTGTATTTTAGATAAATCGATAGCTACTTTTTGTGTTTCACCAGTAAATGGGTCATTTACCTCAACATCATATTGTGCACCATATCCTAATATTCTTGTTGCTAACAATATTGCATTTTTGTCACCAATAAGAATATCACCAGTTTGTACATCTTCTTGTACTACAACTGACTCAAACAATTTATCTAAAACCACCCCCTTTCTTATCAAATTTTGTGAAGCAAGTATATCTTCTTCTTTTGCTGTCATATACTTGATTTCAATCGTACCCTTTGATAACGGGTGTCCTTGTGGATAAACCTTACCTTTTGATGGTAGGTCTATGATTTCGGTTGGAAATTCGTAATTTGCCATATAACTTAATTTTTATTACTTTTATATAAATATATACTTTTTAAAAAGTTGGAATATAGACAAAAAAAAAAGTTCTCACTAAGAGAACTTTTTTCATTATTAATATTTTGGAGTTGTATTAGAATTCTAAAACTGCATAATCATAAGAAAGTGTTAAAGTAATTTCTGTTGGGTCTGTAGCATTTGCCCAATCTAAATCATTAAACACTGCGTTGTTGATAAATGCACCTTTTAGAGTCCATTGTTCAATTTTATCACCAACAGGACCTAATAGATAACAATTGATATCTTTTTTGTAGAAATCTGCATATCCATCTCTACCTGTTAGAGATTCATGAGATAATCTTACCCATTCCATTACTGCTTGTGCACCACTTGGAACGATTGGGTCATATAGAGTAATCTCTACATCTTGCCACTCACCTTTTCCTTTAAGTTTTCTCTTAATATTGATGTGGTCAAGAACAACAGTTTCAAACTGAATTGAAGGTCTGTTAGCTGTTTTAATAAGATATGAAGGGATACCATCGATTTCCATGATGAATCTATTCTTCATCTTCGGTTCGAAGTTGGTATAAAACATATCGTTAAATTCTAATACTTCTGCCATTTTTTTTTCTCCTATTTTATACTAATAAATATAGTCCTTTTTTATTTTTATAATTTTATGCCGAGAATGATGCCCCTGTCGGTAAGATGTTAAAGTCTAACACGATGAATTCAGCAGTTTTTGTTGGTTGTAGGTAAATTGCCCCAGCCAATATATTTCTGTCAATTACATCAGGTGTGTTATTACTTTCATCCATCACCACTCTAAATGCATATAAACCTTGTCTTTGTTGTATTCCTTCTAAGTAAGGATTCACAGTATTCAAGAATCTACCTCTTGTTTGAGAAGTGTTTTGTTCGAATACTAAGTATCTTGAAGTAGAAGCAATAAATTTCTTCACTTTAATTAATAATCTTCTTACATTGATTCTATCTAATGCAGATGCCTTATCTTGAAGTGTTTTTTGTCCGAATGCTACGATTCCTTCTCCTGGGAACTGAGCAATTGGGTTAATCTTACCTTCATATAAAGTATCTCTTTCAGCGTGTGTTAATCTGTTTAATACAGATACCGCACCTACGATACCACCTCTGTTTAAACCAGCTGGTGCAAACCACTCAGCAGCAACAGCATCATTCGCTGCATATATTCCAGGCATCAATACTGATGGTGGAACTGCTGTTAGTTTATTTGTATTTCTATCAATTGTTTTAACCCATGGATAGTAAGTACCTACATAGTTTGAATCTACTGCCTCACCTTGAGTAACTGCTTGAGCGATAGTATCTCCACCATCATTAGCATCTCCGATGAAGAAAGCATCTTCTCTAGCTTCTACCATATCAACAACTCTATCGAATACATAAGAATGTAATCTTCTTACAACACCAGGTACAGATACCAAGTTGATATCGAAATCATCTGGGTTTGATACTGCGTTGATTGCTTTTACATAAGCAACTGAACCTTGTGCAGTTGAAGTTGATAAATCAAATCCTTGTGAGTTTCCAGCTCCCCAATCAGAATCACCATATTTGGCTTTTTTGATTGTTGGAGATACACCATCAAATCCATCTTGGAAACCAACAATAAATTGTCTTTTATTGATTTCTGCTGATGTATCAGATGTAGATATTGTATATCCAAAGTTTTTAGTTGAAACAACACCACCTACAATTGCTGTGAAAGCCGCATCAAATGAGAATGCTGTGTTTGAACCAACAGTAGCACTATTTGGTATTGGTGCTAAGTAGTTAGCATTATCAATCTTAACTACTGCAGTTTCTAAATCAATACCACTATATTGTACTGAGTTAGATGCTGTGTTGTTTTCTGAACCTGTTGAGAATATTACAGCAGGTACCATTGATTCTGTTCCGTTACTACCAACATAGATTGGGTTAGTATATGCTCCATGTCCAAATGGTGCTGCAGTGATTGGGAATGAACCTTCATCTTTACATTGAACTCTTATGTACTTAGAGTAATTTGGGTAATCACCATTTTCTGTTTGTTTACCATTTGCATCAATTGTTAGGTTTCTATCACCAATTACTTTTTTTATGTAATTTGGAGATGCAGGGTCTAAGTTAACATTGTTCCATGTTTCAAGAACACTACTTCTTTTATTTGTATCAGAGTATTTTCTTACTACAACTGAGAATGTTGCATAATCAGTAGCATTTGAAGAACCAGCTGCTTTTACATTAAAGATACCAATTTTATATTCTTTATTGTAGTTACCACCATCACCAAGTGTGTGGAATCTAATAAGGTCATGTCTTTCACCCGAAATCAATTGTGATTGTATCCAAGGAGTTGATGCGTGTGAAATAGAACCATCTGTATTACTACCAGAGAATGATTGAGTAGCACCTTCAATTAATACTACTTGTGAACCACTATCTGAAATATAAGTTGTTTGGTCTGTTGCTGCTTTTTCAAAGTACTTGTATGCGTAAGCATTTTTAGAACCTCTTGGGTTACTTCCAAATACATCTGATAAATCATTTCCAGCTGATGGTAAAACTGAAGCTGAAATCTCAGTTCCAAGTTCTGAACCACTTATTGAAAATGCTGATGCCGAAGGTACGGATGTTATAGCGTTGGTAGCTGTTGGAAATCCTACATCTTCATTACCATTATGAGTTGCATGAAGAGCTCCTACAATTTTTTGCCCTCCATCAGAACCACTTACTGATATAAAAGCTGGTGCCACATGAGTTTGTCCATCTGTGTTACCTACTCTTACAATAGTTACAGTTCCTGCTTCTCTTAAATAATTTTGTACGGTATAGCCTGTATAGTAATCTCCATTAGGTACACCGAAAATTTCTTCGAATTCTGATTGTGTATTAACAACGGTTGGAACGAAAGCAGGTCCTTTATGGAAAGGTCCAATTATTGCTGCTCCGATTTCTCCAATCCCTTGCGCTAAGAAAGAAAGGTCATTTTCTCTCGTAAATACACCAGGTGATACAATTTTTTCTGCCATTTTATTTTACTCCTTGTTAATTTTTGTATAATAATACTCTATTATAAGTATTAATAAGTTTATTCAAAATATAATTTTTACTACTTACTTGATTCAGTATTTTCACTTTCTTTTTCTGATGGTGTAAATTCATTAGTATTCGGGTCATAATTACCATCACCATACTTTTCATTTAAACCTTGAAAAAGATTTGTTTCCTCTTCAATTAACTTTGAATGTTCATCTAAAATACTTCTTTCTAAGTTTTCAATTTCATCGATTCTTCTTTTTTTCTCGATTTGTAATTGACCTAGCCTTGTAAATACATTAGCTACATTTTGTCTTAAAGTATTTATTTGTGAAACTTCTTCATCT